TCCGATCTATCGCAAAATACCCTCGGGCATAGACCCCCAGAGTACCTACCGATCTCGGCCGCCTGAGCCGTTCTAAGCCCTCCTGGAGGATCTCGTGATTGGTTGCGTAGGTATGATATTAAAGCCTGTTAGATCGCAATTCTGGGCTGATTCGCATATGGCCTGGATCTGCTGAGAATCGCGCTGTTTGGACGCGAGTTAAAAAGGGCATGGTAGGGTGGGGTGACAGATAGAGTCGCTTAGATCGCAATTCTGTGGGTGGCATTGTGCGCCCCTAGTATTGGCGCGGTGGTGGTGGGCGGTGTGATTATTGCGGGCAAAAAAAAGCCCCTCAATAGGGGCGTGGTGATTGGGTGGATTGTTAAAACATTGTGGCCAGTGGTGCGATGACCGCGAAAGCTACCGCGACCCCCGCAATGCTAAACAACCAAGATGGATCTTGCGCGCTAAACTGCCCGCCTTTCTCCTTATTCATTAGCGCCCCCCCACTGAGCGGCCATTGCGTCGGCTACGCCCTGATATGTTTCGCTTCTGATCTTCCATCGATCCGGTGAAGGTGCCAGCTTATTCTGACCGCTTGGCGTTTGGTTGTCCCAATACCCGCAATCTGGCTTTACAAGCGTCCTAGTGCCTAACAGTGGCGGCAAATTGTGAAGCCATAGCCCCGTTTTTTTGCTCTCAGGGTGGCCGAACTGATAAGGCTGCACATATTGGCTGGCCTTTATCGGTAACACTCCAACCGGATTTTCGAGTGCGACCTGTGGCGCGTTCTCTTTTGCGTGGGCATATAGTGCAAGCGTCCATTCGATGGCCTTTAATCTCTCCCCGTGGCGCTTCATCCCTGCCCCGTAATGAGCGTTTCCAGATACAGCCAAGGCCGTGCAGGGCGGGTGCATAATGATGAGATCCCAGCCCAGATCAATAACCTCCCAACAATCGCCCCTGTAGTGGTGGGGGCTGTTGTCGTCCGCTTCCAGAAGGTCGCAGCTATACGCCTCATGGCCGCGCCGCCTAAATGCTTCCCTTACCTTTCCGCTATATTCACAAGCTACTAAAACCCTCATGAAAGCCCCCTTTTGTGGTTCTCGATGGCGGCCAAACATTGCGCCAGATTGTCGCCAGAGTGAAAGAAAGTTGAGCTGGAAAAATCCCCGTCATCTTCATAATGCACCGCGTGAAATTCATCACTAACGTTATCGGTGCGCAAATTGACAAACAACTCGTATTGAAGGCAATCAGACCCAAAAGATGCGCATTCATTATTAGACCATGAAATGTCCGCATATTTGGCATTTGCTAGGATTTGGAGCTGGCCAACTGTTAGCGCATTTTTGTCGTCCATATGCGCCCCGTTGAATTTTAGTTGATCAAGTAGGTTTTTCATTCTGTCGCCCTCCGTGCATCCTCTATAAGCTCCCTTATAGCGCCATAGATTATATTAAACCGCTCTTGATCTTCATCGTTGTATCGTTCATTACCATGCTCATCCGTTACCATTTGGATATGCTGCCCGTCTATGGACATCATAGCTTCAGCTATGTCGCAGCAAAGCTCAACTTTTTCGTGGTTTCTTATTTTCATTACGCATAACCCCCTTCAGGCGTTCCATTGTCCACCCTCAAAAGGTCGCCATTGTCAGCCCTTTTGGGTAGATCGGCCAAACATCCGGCCGCGCTGGTCAATAAATCATATTGAGCATTAAGAATATACGCCCCGTGATTAGACAAATGCCCATAATTCAGATCTTCCATTATTTCGCTTTTATTGTTCTCTATCAAATCTGACAGCAACAAATAAACCTTAAAATCTATGGTGTAAGGTTCATCCCTGTAATATCGGACAACCCCTCTCAAGTGTTTTATCTCGGCACTCATTCGCTCAATTTCTGCGCGCAATTGCGCCTTTGTTTGCTCTTTCATTACTTACACCCCCAAAGCTCAATTATCGCCTCGTTTATATCCATTGCGTCCGCCTCAAATGTCGCCTTTTTAGCTTCACCCCACCAATGGCCCTCGACTACCCCTCGCACTGTATCGACCCAAATATTAGGGCCACCAAAGGCAACCAAAACACGCCCGCCCAAACAATCCCCATTGCTGCTGATGATGTATTGAATGTCGAGGCAATCTTGCAACCAATCGAAGCCGCTGATGATGTCGCTGCTCTCTCTTTCTTCCATTTCCCAACCCATGCCGCAATCTTCAAAGGTGATGCCCTTTTCGATGGATTCCGCAATGCTTTTTACCTGATTTATTAATTCACTCATTTTATGACCCCTTATATATTCCAGACAATAGCGCAAAAAACAATTGCGCCCATAGTTAAACAAAACCCGAGAACCATATCGCGCCGAAATTCGCGGCGCTCCGATTCTTTCAATGCAATATAACGACGGGCCGCTTGCTCAAACTGTTTTTGCTCAATTCTTAATCTTAAATCTTCAAGCTCCTTAATAGTAAATGGTTCGCGGGTATTTATTTTGGTGACGTTTTTCATAGTGAAAGCCCTTTTTTTGAATTGTGCCGATTGTTCGGCGTGGTGCGATTATAAACAGAACCGTTTACCCCATACAAGCACTTTTGTAATCTTTTTTGTTTATACCTCTATAAGCCCAAAACGCCTCCGATCAATCGCGCCCCTGTATCTAAACCGCATAAACTGAAACGCTGAAACCCGCGCCCCGCCTAGCCTGTAGCCCGATTCGCCCTAAATTTTGGCCTTTTTCTGGCCAATTTTGCCCTATTGTGTCCGATCTCAAAATGTATCCGTGGGATAGCCGTGGGATAGTAAATATGCGTGGGATAGTAAATATCCGTGGGATAGCCTTTGTACCGAAAATGTATGCGTGGGATAGCCTTTTCCTGGAGAGGGTGAGCTTCTCCAGGTCAAGGTGTGTGATGCGATTAGTTTAAAGTATGCGTGGGATAGTAAATGTTATGCGTGGGATAGCCTTTACCTGGCTGTAGACATAGCCTTCTTAAAGAACTTATTGAACGTCATTGTAAACCTTCTTTTAACGTAGGCTTCTGCTTCTTTCTGTGGAGTCCAAAAAGCTTTTTGACCTCTTGCTGAGGCTTCTACTTTGATAAGCAGTTTAAACTTATCGCCTTTTTTCCTGGGACGCTCATAGAGTCCGAATGTGTTGCTCTTCTTGTTACCTGGTCGGCCATAGAAATACTTTTTCTTATTAGAACTTAGTCTCTTTATTGTGTTTTTAGGGATGTTACCGTACTTGTTTACTTTGTAGTGCTTGGTAATAGGCTGTATTAACGAATGCATACCTTCCAAGGGCGTTACAACTCCACCTTCCATTAGTTTAGGAAGATAGTCTCTGTTTCCCTTTAAATATACTTGCGCCCTTAGATTGTTTTTCTTTGATGTTGTATACAAAGATGCACCTGTCGACCACCTGGTAGCACCTTTATCAAAACTATCTTTCATCGAGTCCCTAACAACACCCATTGCAATGTTCTTAGCCAAGTCATTGATCGTAAGCATTGCCGCAAAAGGGATCTGCGACTTCTGTATCTCTGTCATCTTCTTGGCGATATCGTCAAAATCGACCGTAAGCTTTACTGAAATCATATAAGTAACCGTGGGATAGCCGTGGGATAGCCTTTACCATTTACCGCATATGCAATCGACTTCTAGGCATACACAATCGCCAGACATTCTTTCGTCTAGCATATACAAAACTTCAGCCATCAATGCCGAGTCTTTATCTATTAACGCTTCCGAGAATCTCTCAATCAGATCCTGATCGGCTTCATGGATAGGTTCGTCTGATTCAATTATAAACATGGTATCTCCTTTCTTTTCTGGATTATACCACGCAAAAAAAAGACCCCGTTAGGAGTCTCTATTTAGGTCTTGTACTGCTATGGCTGACAAACCAATAAGAACTACTGCTATTGCATATATCACGGGGATTCCCTGCTAAAAGTGTAAGCGGGAATTATAGGGGTAATCATACATGATCGGAAATCATGATTTATCATGGCAGTCATATCATAAATGATATAGGTTCGTTATCGATCACTGGTGAACCACGCCAGCTTCAAAGGTCAGGGGAAACCTCGATCTAATTCAAATATGCGTGTAGCGATATAGCTATAAAACTAAACAGCGCCCCCGCTGATGCAAGAAACAGCATCCGCTTTGCTACCTTGTATCTAAACGCATAGCTATCAGATATTAGTTTGTCAGCGAGGTGGTTGATCTCTTCGATCATCTTGGCCACTTCCTTCTCGCGATCACTCATCATCTTTTGCCTTCCTTGCCTCAGACTTGTCTACTTCAAGAATGTACAGAACGTAAACTGCAAGCCCTAACAACCCTACAAAAGACCCATAAAAAACTACATTTACCAAGATTTCCATTATTCACCCCTTTCATAGCCAGGGAACGGCTCAGGCTTTATGTTGTGCATTTTGTCATAAGATTCTTGCACCATTTCTCTTAATTCGCCTTCTAGGTACATGTAGATCTCGCCGCGCAATATAACAGCTAGAGGGCTTTTGTCAGAATCCTTGTATAAAAACTCTAAAAACACCTTTTGATTGGAAACTACCGGAGGCAATACGTCATCCCACCAGCTTGTCATATGGAGCAAGAAAACATGACAAAACCTGTCTTTTGCATAATCAGTGCAGTCTATTAAATCGCCATCCCATTTATAAGAATCGCTTTTATAGGCAACAACTAGATGGTCTAAATTATCCTTTAAATCAATTAAGCTCATTGTATTTCCCTTTGGTTTTATGAATGAGCGATTATATTAATTGATTGTACGCATAAAGGTTAATACTTTGTTGTTATAAAGGACATCTGTTTAAATCTTTTAGTTATATCTCACCTATACGCCATAGTTCGTCTTTGATTTTCTCCATGATGTTGCGCCTAAACTCTATAACATCTTTGACCTTAAACTTAGGTGAAGCCCTCCAGGATAACCTTTGCATGGCTTTAATTCTTCTGGCCCCATACATGCCTTCCATGTATATCCTGTAAGCCTCCTGAATCCTGGTAGTCTTCATTCCGTATAGGTTGCACCCAGCGCATTGGGGGTGAATGTTTTCCTCGAATAGCTTAAACACTAGGTGTCTGCGACCATAGAAGTGACCGCCTTGCATATCGTCATTCCACTTTCTTGTTACGCCGCAAGTAACGCACGAACAATACCCGTTGTCATCAGCCGCCTTTAGCCTTACATACTTTTGCAGTGCTTTAGCCGCTTCGTCTACTTCTTGAGATACTGTGCGTTTCTTACGCTTTGCCATTTTATGATTCCTGCACATCAATGAGCTTGTTTAAGTACCACTGAGCCTTTCTAAGGTCTTGTAGTGGCTTGCCCTTCATCTCATATCGCCAAAGGTACTTTTGGACATTGCCTTTGAGATAACCTTTAAATGCAATACTGGTCATGGACTCCTGAATTGCATCAATGCACTCAATACCACCACTGTTGTAATGGCTAGGCTGATTTACTACGTCTTCACTGTCACCCAAATCATCTAAACTGTGACACTCAACCATAGCGTCATCAATATTATTTTCGAAAGCAGGTATTTCTTGGCGAAGCCTTTCCCAGTCACTTAGCTTTAATTTATGATCCATTATTCTTCCTCCAGCAAGTTATCGTTATACTCAATTTCTGTAGGTATAAGATCAAGGCAGCCGATACATATACCGTAAGCGCAATCGTCATCACCAAGCCAATACTCAAGGATGCTGTTGCAATCGTTGCACTTCTGTCGATAAAGTCGCATAGTTTTTGGCGGGAAGTTAACAACATCACCCATTTCAGCCCTCTACCTTAATCTTGACCCGTGAATCTTCGCCGTGATCTTTATGATAAACCACGGCAGTCATAGAACGCTCTGAACCGTAGCCTGAGTCTGAATGCCATTGATCTGTTGCAGTTAGGCTACCCCAGTGTTCAAAGTGCATAGAACCCACTTCCCTGGCGGTGTGGTGGTGGATATGCCCAAGGTGGCAGTATCTGTTCTTGGATTGGCTCCACTCGTCATCAAGGTTTTTGATAACCGCCTGTAGGATTTGTTCGTGCTTCATTCTGTCGCCGTGGTGAAAGACAAACAGGTTGTTGTGCCATTGGTAGTGAATGAACTTAGAATAGTTTTGTAAGACATTTACGCGCTTTTCTTTTGCGTACAGTAGCTCAATGCAGCTTGAAAGGTGGCAGGCCATATCAGAGTCATGGTTACCGCGAACATTGATAACCACTACTTCTTTGTGGGTTTCTAGCATCTTGTTAATAAGGGTTTGGAATAGTCTGCCAGCAAGTTTAAAGGTCTTGCCTATGCGGGTATCGACATCTACCGGAGTGCCTTTGGTGGTAGTGTTGGCGCTAGAATCGGCATGAAAAAAATCCCCCGCATTAAAAAGCACCCCAATCTCTGCATCTCCTACGCGGGAAGCCAGCCTGTTAGTTGAATCCAATAATATGCTGGTCGCTATCTTAACGTCCCAATCGTCCTCGTCACCGGCCATTTTAGTCTCAGAGTCGGCCAATAAACCAAAATGGTGATCACCTATCATATACATGGCTAGGTAGTCTGAATTAACTTTCTTCGGAGCCTTTACCGGAGACTTAAAGCCAGTTAGGTCGTCTTGCATACCTTCAAGCATCGCGTCCAGCTTCTGCTTTATGCTGCGCTTCTCTGGCTCTTGGATAACCCACTGTAGGGCTACAGTTCCATCTTCTTTGTAGGCCGTAGAGACTCTCTTAGCCTCGAATCCTTCCATCGTTTCTCGGTCTACGCTCTTATGAGGCGCAACAGCTTTTGATGCCGCTTTAGCTTCGATCCTTTTAAGCATTGTATCAACGGTTCTTCGACCACATCCCAAAGCTTTTGCAGCCTTGTTATTAGAGCCGTATTCGATGACAGCTCGTATAACCTCAACCTGCCTTTCGTTACTTGCAAACCTCAACAACTCGTGCGGACTCATCTTGGCCATTCTTATTCCTCTTGCTTCTGCTTTAACGCTGTGTACTCATTGTACTCTGGTAGGCTTAAAAATACCTTACGATCAGCAGCCCAAGCATAGACCTGATCCATGAAATAGCACATCTCACCTTTATGCTTTGGTGTTGGCTTTATCTGATCTGGATACGTTTCTTTTCCTATCGTAATTGTTTCCGTACCTAAAAACATGCTCTTCATCATAAACTTCATGTTTTCTTCAGTTGCGTCTGGTACTTTCTCAATGAAGGCATCAGACATCTGGCGACACCATTTATGGAATAGGTTGTTCTGGCTATTGGTTCTAGGGTCATCATAACGCTCAAGCTTGACAACTAGAGGGACTGAGTAATCCCAGCCCTCTATTCTTCTTAGTAAGAAAGGCAGTTGTGTTTCTACTGCGTGTTTACTGTCAATTCTAACGTAATCACCTTGGCTCATAACTTCATCCTCAACCACTTATCACTTAACTGCATGTCAGCGGTTTCTAGTCGATTGTAGACTCCAGGTCTTGAAAAGTTCCACCCAGCTAAAGGCTCTTGGGTAGGTCTAACTTCTTTATCGGTTATTACACACTTGTTTCTCATTCTGCTGTGCATGGTTTTATCGTTCACGCCAATGATCAGACTTACCTCCTTCAGCGTGTAATTCTCACCAGTAATTAGCTTTTGGTGGGTGCCTTCAAATGTGTAAAGGATTGGCTTTTTCCCAGCACTTCGCGGCTCATAGGTTCTCTTAGGCACTCTTCAATACTCCGTCAAAGTAAAAGCCACGGGTATCCAGGTAATGCTCTTTCATCATCTGAGCGTCTTGAGGGTCTAACCAACTAACGTCTGTAAGCTGCATATCAAGCGTAAGCGACCGTAGCATTACATGGGTTGCGCCTATACCTGTGGGGTCTAGCTTTGCGGCCTGCTTGCCTATGACTGCTGGACTGCTACCACCTCGGTCTTGTGATCGTGATAGCCAGCTATTTACAAAGCGTTTAATGCCTGCTTTGGTTTTGCGCTTCTTAGGGTTAGCATCAAGCCAAGATTCCATTGCGCGTATTTCATGGAAGACATCGACTGCTGGGTAGGTCTTAGCCCATGCAATCATGTCCGTGTCTTCAGGTTCCCACCGTTCTCCAGTATTCAGTAACATAACATTCCCCTAATTAAATATCTTATCCCACTCAGTAAATGGCATTAGCTTATCTTGGCTAAGTGCATGTCCGGTTCCGCGACCAAGGTCAGACAGTGTGTCAACTGACAGCAAGTCCTCGCCACTAGCAAACCCAGCACAATGATAGTTTGGACACTGACCGATCATAAGCATATAGAAATCGCAGGGGTATTTAATCTTGCCCTTGACGGCCAATAGCTTTCCGTTAGGGTACTTAGTTACCTTTACGTCAACAGTGTGTCCTTTATTTGTCATCAAATCGAAAGTAGGAATATTAACGATCTGCAAATCAGGATATAAGTTCAATAATCTAGCTGCCGCTATTTCTGCCGCCATTCCTTCCAAGTCGGTTTCATAGTTAGACTGCGATCCAATCTTGTTATCAGTGATGTTCTTTGACCTGGCATTTTCGTACCTTTTCTTCGCCAAG